ATCGAAAGCTCCTCTCTTTTTTATTTTTTATTATTACAATGTTTTAGTCTAATTTTCAATCTATTTTTCATATTATACTACAAATTTGGTAAAATAAAAAATAGGCAACTTTATACAAAGTGCCTATTTTTTATTATGAGTTTCTTTGAATTATTGTTCAATTCTTAGAATTTACCTGCTTTAGCAGCTTCTTCGATATAAGCTTAAAAGTACGGGTTTATGCGGTTTGTTTGGTGTGCTTATAGTAATAATGTAGAAATAGTTTAATTCCTACAACGTTTATTTTTGGTTTTCAAATTTATCAAAAGTCATTCTATATTTTTATAATAACTTACATCATACCTGAAAGCAATCCTTTATTAATTCTTTCTGTTAGAATATAAGGCTGCACAAGTTTTTTTGCCACAGTATGTTCCTGTTGTTCTCCATCCTAATTGCTTCCAATATCTCTTGAGCTGTGCTGTGGTCATTCTTCCCCAGATTCCATCCACTTCAATGTTAGTTCCAGAAGTCAGTGAATTTAGTTTCTTCTGCATCCACTTGATTGCTCCTTTGTCGGATGTCTTCTTTACTGCAGTGTACTTTTCCGGGTCATAATCTGGTCTTGCAAATCCACGGATCACACTCTTGCTTCTTGTTCTTCTCATGACTACTCCACCATTATCGTCGCTACTCCTTGATGTATTTCCTTCGATCGTTGTATATGTACCGTCTGAATTTGCTTTTTCAACAATACCAATGTGAGATGCTCTACCTTTTCCAAAATCCATCAGACAAAGATCTCCTGCCTGTCCAGTGGAGTGCCAACGATCATGTTTTTTATAATAGTTTTCTACGTCTGGGCAGTATGCTGTCTTTTTACCGCCAAAGAACAAATCTGATGCATCACACATCTTAAAAATATCCCATACAAATGTACAGCACCAAGGATAGCTTGATCCAGATACCACTCTTCCATAATAATCGTTATTGAATTTGACTTTGTTACTGTTTGCTGGATTTTCTTTTGTTCCGAGATAACTTACTGCCTTTTTAATAATTGTACTTGCTTTTGCCATTTTATTTTTCCTCCTAATCTGGTAATTCCTCTGTCATATCTTCTAAAAACTTCTGTATATAATTTCTAACTCTTGCTGGTACTGGTAATCCACATAATGCTGTATTCTTCAAAATGCTGACCGCTTCATACAATCCATCCATAATAGCAAAGAACTCTGACAGTCCAAGTTTTTCCACTCCAAGAAACTGTACATACTGTTGCGGTACAAGACCTAATACGTTAATATGTGCGATTGTATCAATCGCCATCAGAAAGCAAATTGAAATCAACATAGATGCTTTTCGAATTGCTCCATCAATTCCAACACTGCTATTAAATTTATGTTCTTTGATTGCTCTGAATGATCCAAGAATTGTATCTAAACACACTTCGATCATTACAATTCTGAAGAACATATTGTTGCTGAGTAACATAATAAATTCTCTCATCATTTTAATCTTCCTTTCTTGACTTTATTGTAAAAAATTGTTATAATTTTAAGGAAGTTTTTTCATACTTGATGTATAAAACCCCTATACATCGAATTTCTTCAAAAGGACGTTTTTTTGAACGTCCTTTTTGCTATACAATTAGGTAATTTTTGCATTATAAAAGGCGCTCTTTCGAACGCCTTCTTTCAATCATAATTCATATTTATATCGTTTTTTAATCTTAATTTTTGACCTCTTATTTCCATATCATATATCTCTTTATAGTTATCTTTATTTGTAATATCTTTAGCATCTGTAGAAATATCTCTATGCGTTTTCAAATCAACTTCCCATACATACTCATTATTATAAATATCTCTGCAACAAATTTCTATTTGAACGTCCTTTGTTGTAAAATTTAAATAATCTTCTTGCTTCTTGAAATCGACAATTTTATGGAATACCATTAAGCTAATCGATTTTGATTCTCCTGGTTTGATATACTGATTATCTATAACGTATGATGCAAACGTTCCACTCTCTCGGATCGATAATCTTAATGCTGGTCCATTACCTATATTTTCTATAATTAATCTTCCGTATTCTTTCATTTCTGTTTTCTCTTCATTTTCTTCTAATCCAATAACAATTCCATTGCTTGATTCTTCCATTCTGGAATCATTCTTATCAATTTTATATAGAAAAAAATACGGCATAACTTCTTTATTTCTCAAATCTTCTAATGATTGTTCATATGCTTTAATCTGATTTTCATGCATTTTTTTATTCTGTTTATTAGTTTCTTTAATTGTTATTATAATCCCAGCCAGCGTAATCACTGCCCCTAATGCACTAGCTACCATAGTGTTGATATCACTAAATGATATCTTTGTTATCTTGTATATTACGCATGATATCACAAGTCCTAAAATAACAAATATCAAAATTCCTATCACGAAATATATAAAATATTTTCTTACCTTATATCCTTTCAAACAGAAATCCTCCTGCTCATTTTTTAATCTTGATATAATTGTAATCTCTAAGACTGTATTTTGCAATTCTAAATTTTTATATAAAACTAATAGTATACTGACCTTTCTCTGATTTCTATAAAATTTTTATATTTTCCTTACTTCTGCACATTTTTTTAGGATGTTTTTTTGTTCTGTGATACTTTTAGACGTTAAAAAAGACATTCTTCCGAATGCCTTTAAATTTAGATTCTATCTAAAAGAAATACTTGACTTATTCACATCTACGCTATCTAACCCGTATTCAGGATTATTTACTATATCTCTAATTAATTCTTCAAACCACACTGGTGCATAAGGACTAATATATATTTCATCTATTAATGTATCCACTGAAATTTTAATATTTTTTCCTATCTTATCGTCATTTTCATCATAATATAGTGCTCTGATCTCATTTTCATATTCGTACGCACGATATTTACATGCTTCTTTTACATGTTCCCAGACAAAATCTTCAGTATGATCATAAAAAGGAAGTTCTAAAGTTTTATGTCCGTCATCAAATGAATCCAAATATTTCACTTTATATATCTCAACTCTCGAATCATTAAGTGCTTTTCTCAAATGTCCAACTGTTGTTTTAATTGCTACACCTGTATCCGGATGAGTATATAATTTCCACATTGCATAATTTTCACCACCTTCAAAATTATTCCAGCAATTAATGTAAGCTACTCTATTTAATATCTCATCTCTTTCTTTATAAAATTGCTTCTTTTTATCACTCCATAAATTATAAAATCCGTTTGGAACTTCACCCTCATATTTATCTTCAAATTTCTCAGCATTACAGAAAAACAATTCCTTTTTAATTAATATATTCATAAACTTACTGAAATCCATATATCTTATAATTTCAGCCTCATCATCAATACGATATTCTTTTTCTATATTTTCCATTATCTCTTCAGTGTATACATTTCTTGACATATAATTTTCTCCTAAACAATTATTTCTATTTACCATCATCTATATATTTCTTATCTTCAATAAGCATTCATATAATTGCACACCACCCCTTTCATCATTCTTAATTATAAAATCATCAATATTAATGCTGTTAACTATTGTAATCAGTAATCTTCTCTATATAAGTATCATACCCTACATGTGCGGCATATTCTATTTTTTTTCTTATTTTTTATACTTTATATAAAATTTTTTATAATTTTTCATGATTCTCTTTTATATTATTTAGAACTATTTCCATTGCTCTTGTATAATTTACATTTTTTTCTATTGATATCTTTTCTGCAGCAATCTTGCATATTGCAATTGCAAAGAGCGACATATCCAAACTGTCACCTCCGCCTATCACTCTTACTTTTTCTTTTGTTTCAAAACATATTACAGATTTCAACATATTCTTCTCCTTTTTCTTGAAATTCTTTTATTTTTGCGTATAATATAATCAAAAAAACAAAAAAGGATGTGATTAAAATGAACAACGCACTCGATGATCTTTCCAAAGGTGTCGCAAAAGCTCTTGATACTGTTCCCGAGTTATATCACGATACTCTTCAACCAGCAGCACAAGAAACTGGCAAAGTTATTGCCCGAATACCTCGTGCTATTAACGCAGCATTCTCTGGGCTTGATAGATGGATTTTAAATAAAGAATATAGCATCGAAGAAACTAAGAAACTTCTTGCTCAAAAACTTGATAATGTCGATCCCGAAAAAATTGTTGAACCAGAACCATATGTTGCTGTTCCTGCAATTCAAGCAATTTCCTATGCAATGAATAGTGATGAATTGCGTAATCTATATGCCAATCTTCTTGCCAAATCTATGATTAAAGATACAAAAGATACTGTTCATCCCTCTTTTGTTGAAATAATCAAGCAGATGTCTCCTATAGATGCACGTATATTTCAATTAATAATGAATGCTGAGTCTCGACCTCTTATTAATCTAATAGTAAAAATGGAACATGATGGTTCATATCCAATTCAATATCACTGCTCATGGATACAAGATTTTTCAATTAAACAATGTGCAACATCGCTTGATAGTTTATTGCGCTTAGGTTTAATTGAAATCCCATTCGACGAATGTTACACCGACGAAAAAATATATAATCATGTAAAGCAAAATCCTCTATTTAAAAAATTAGAACAATCCCATAAAAATTCTCTACCACCTGGAGAAACACTGGATTATGAAAAGTCTTACATAAAACTTCCTGATCTTTCTTTATTATTCTATGAAGTATGTGTCCTTAATCCTTAATAACTGCAAATCATTTAATTTGGTGCATGATATCATGCACCTTTTTCTGCTATTTTGAAATTATGCTGCTTAACTATATCCTGCTTGTGTGCCCTTATTTTCTTAAAGATTGCACTCTTAGCTGGTGTGTCCACAAGGTAATGATAGTAATCTTATCTTTAACTAGATTTATAATAAGGTAGTGTATTTAGTGTTGTTTCCAATTTATCAATCAAAGCCTGATGCCCATCATCACTTAAATGTAGTTTATCATCCCGCCAATATTTCGTAAGTTCTGTTGTATTTGAAGGACTGTAAAAATCAAAGCAACAATCACAAATTGGTATTGAAAACATTTCTGCACATTCTTTTACAATTTTTTCTTTTGATTCCATAACACAAAAATCGGAGTTATCGGCATTGTTCGGCTGAAGTATGCAGATTATATCGGCAGTCGGAAACGTACTCTGTAAAGTCTGGAAACAATATTTTGTAGCACCATAAATCTGTCCTTTATCAGTACTATATCTGTCTCCGATTCTGTTTATACCTTGCGAGTCGTCAACTGTTGTCCAGTCATTCGCTCCACCCATAAATGTTATAAGTTTAACGTCCGTAATCTTATAGACAGTGTCATTTATTGTTATTGGAAAAGATGCAATAAGTCCATCAAGCCTGGTTACAAATGACTTGATCGTATCCAATCCCTCTCCCTCTGGTCTTGCAATTTTTGATGATGCAAGACCAACATTTTTCTGCACTAATCCATGTTTTACAGCAAATGCATCGAAAAATTTATTAAGATATGCAGTGTATGAATCACCTAAACTTATCATCAATCCTCCATTATAGATTTTTATCTTATCGAGTCTTTGGTCATTGTAATTTTTAGGATATAACCGCTTTCCTTTATATGTCAAAATTGCCTGTCTTGCTGAACCCTCATTGTCGGTAAATAATGCGTAATCTGTAACATCAAAGCCAGAGGACTCGGTTCCACCAGATGCAATTTCAACTCCATTAATGTCGTACAATGCCATTATGCCACCTCCAATGTTTCAAAATACGCCTGTACTTCTGTTAGTTCTACCGCTGATAATGCTTTATTATAAATTGCCATTGCTGTAAAGTAGTTATCTGCATTTGTTGCAATAGCTCCGACTTCTAACTTACTGTACCAACTTTTAAAGTCCGAATAATCTGCCCCATTATATTCTTTATACAGTTCACCATTAACATATATTTTTAGATTATCTCCATCTACAACAACAAACACTGTTGTATATCCTGATTTTGAGATTCCACTAACATCTGTTGCTCCTAATCTTGTTGTTGATGATGATGTATTATATGTTGGATTTACGCAAAATGCCGTAATGTTAGACAATGCAATATAACTACGCGATGCCATCAAACCATTGTACCCTATGAAGCACCACGTAAATGCTGTTCCGCAACTACTTGTTGTTGTTCCACCGTATTTATCATATAGAATTGATCTTGCCATCTTCGTTCCGTATTTGTCACTTGTTGTATGTGACGTTGCACTCCATGTAAACAAGCATCCTGATCCTACTGTTGCCAAGTATGATGTTTTCCCTTTGCTTGTATCTACTGTAGGTTCGCTATTTCTTAAATCAAAGTAACTCAATAAGCCATCTTTCGGAACTCCTGTCGTTACATTTCCACCAGAACCACTTCCACCAGAACCACTTCCACCAGAACCACTTCTTAAAATCGAAATTAATTCTTTCCATTTCGAACCGCCATCGGCAGTAGTGTATGTAAGATAATTTCCTACTTCTTCCAATTTGTTAATCGCTTCTGCGGAAAATCCCGTTCCAGAACCAGTTTCTCCGCCCTGTTTTAGCTGTTCTATAGATTCCTTTAGTGAACCAATCTGCTGTCTTACTGCTTCTCCAGCATTATCGTACACTGTACCATCTTCTCCGGTACGGATATCTTGCAGTTCTGCATCTCCTGTAGTCGATCCATTAGGAAGTTTTGCAAGATTAGAAATTCTTGCATCCTGCTTCGCCATTGCTTGTTTCAAGTTCGTGTTCTTATCCCATACCACTTGATCAGCCGTCGTCGCTGGAAAAATCTGTTCGCCCGCTTTGTTTTTTAGTATTCCATTCTTCCCCATTGATTTTCTCCTTCCTTAGTTGTATCCAATCTGATAGCAATCATAATAGCATGTATTATGTGTTTGATTTGTTGGATATGTTTTTGCATATGCCTGGCTTCCATCACTTTTAATTCCATAAGATGATACGTCATCAGTTCCAGCTTTTATTTCATATTCATCTTTAGTTGCACCTTCCATATGCTTTATTGCACAAAATCCTGTCCAATCTTCTCCATAGTTTCCTCCAGCGATAATCCAAACTACTACATTATTAAAAGCTTTATCAAAATACACCATTCCCTCACCCGACTTATGCTGATAATTGAACTGTAATACCTTGCCTGCTAACTGATCCCATGTCATATCTGCCGTTGCTCCATTGCCAATAGCGGTGGCAAGTTTATTTTTTCCGTTACTGGCATTTTGAAAAACCTCCTGAATTTTTCCATTGATCTTTTCACTGCTCCACGTTGAAGCCACACCAATCTCATCGTCGTTAATCGTATGCACTGGAAGATCTGCTGACTTTCCTTCTTCTACAGCCATATATGGCGTATTATCCAAATGCTTTTGCATTTCTATGTTTTCTTTTATAACCGCAGCAACCGAGTCTGGATGCCCAGTCGCATCTTTGTAGCATTGCTCAATGCTGTCGTGGATGCTTTGCCTTACATCTCGTCCGAGCTTCTTGTGTAACAAATTACCCAGTAATTCCTGTATTTTCGCCATTATTGCTTACCTCCTGCATCTGAATTGTTTTAACTGTTCCTGTTTTATCACAAAAATAAAGAACTCCATCCTCGACATATAATGATCCATCATTTTCCGGATAATTATCTGTAGAATGAAATTCTATTGTTTTTCCCATATCAGTTGTTCCATTTTCTGAAATATATGGAACATTTCCATATTTGTTACCTACTGTTCGATCTCCAATGCTTTCTTTTATCGCTTCCGCTGTTTTTGTTGCACTTTGTGCTGCATCTGCTGCAGCAGTTGCGTTCTTTTCTGCAACTGCTGCCTTTGCTACTACTCCGTTTGCTGTTGCTTCTGCGTTTTTAATCCCATTGTTGTATGTGTTTTGATTTTCTATTAATGTTTTCAATGATGATCCTAATGTTACATTACAATCATCAACTGCTTTCAGATTTTTGCTGATCTTACTCACCTGCATATATGAGTTGATTCCGTGTGGCTTTGATCTGACCGGGATCTTGTCTCCTATGTCTATTTTCTTAACATCGTATCCTAGATCTTTTAAATCTATTGCCGTTAATTCTATTGTGATCGACAAATTAACTAGATCCTTTATATCTTCTTTTGCCTTTTCCAATAATTGCAATGGGCTTTCCAGATCTGAATATGATACTGTTCCAAAAATTTTTCCAAAATTTTCGACTGCTGCCTGATCGTAAATATAATCTACATCATTGTTTACACTTGCGATCGTTATAGGTTTTCCTGTTGCACTATTAGTCGCTCCCAACGGAATAATACATGTTTTTATATCATCCGCCTTTATATATTGTGTAATGTCTAATATGTTCTCGCCAAATGAAACTGACTGCCCTTCTTCATCATTATATTCTTGTAAATAATCTATGTAATATCCATCATCTTCTTTTCTTGTTCTTATGTATCCGGCATATACATTTATCAGTTTCTCATCGATCGCTGTTCTTGTATCCTTATAATCACTTTCATCATATTTTGTTTTTTCTCCTGTTACTGTTATGTTTCCAACCTTAAATTGTTTTTCTTCTTCTACCTGTCCGTTGTGGCTCTCAATATATAGTCTAAAAAGTTCTTCTGGTGTGTACTCGCCCTTGTAAGGCCGTTGGATTGAATCAAGAAGATATGCCATGTTTCCTTCACATTTAATTGTCTTCTCTCCTTCAAAATCAATTTCTTCGTTCATCACACGGCCACAAAATATTTCTTTCTCATTTCCATTTGTATCAAAATCAATTATTTTGATAATTGTTTTCAATTTCCTGAATGAATCGTAAAACTGGTTATCTTTATATATTGCAAATTCAAATGATCCATTTTTGTTTAGCTCTGTATCAAGCTTAGGATCATTGATCTGCCGTGTTTTATCCCATGGATGATATAAATACTTATCTCCAATTTTAACTTTATACATTACAAGCTACCTCCACGATAATCTACTGAAACTGTTCCATTTCCTTTGAATACAAGAATGTTATCTCCTTCTCCCAGTAATAAATCCGGAGACTGACTCTTTCCTTTTGGCAGATTATACGTTGTGCCATTATAACTTACTGTCATTTCCTCGCTACACTCAAAGACCGGTATCACTCTCATTGCTCTTCCTGGTATAACAAGTTCTAACGTTCCATTTACTTGTAGATTTCCATATTCCCTTATAATTCCTGTCTCAAAATCAAATTCATCCCATAACCAGTCCTCTAATGATGAATTAAGTTCTAATTTATAGGGATCACGATTCACTGTAATCTCAACGCTACTGTAATACTTATTTATCTTCTCTGTACTAACAGAAACTCTTCCCTCATAGTAAAATGAATCGTTTCCAAGGATTACTTTCATACGTTTACCATGCAGCTTATTTTGTAGCTCACTTGCACGTGCTAACCATAGATCGTAGTTGCCATCCTTAAAATCAAATGTCAGTTTCATACTTGCATTTTTGTACACTGGAAACCCTGTAAGGGCATCTGTAAGATCTAAATCTCCGTTACGCCCTGGTATTTCCTTAAATTTCTCATCTACTTCGGCAGATCCTGGATCAATTGATAACGCCTGCAATCCAAAATCTTCATACATACTGTAATCGCCTATTTTTACATCAAACATTATCAATTTCTCCTTTCTGCTTTTGTCTGTTCTTCTCCAAGGTTTTTGTTCACGTATGGTGTTACTTGCTTTCCTAATGTCTTTCCATCAAGATCAACTGTTGTATGAATCTCTGCATTTACTTCTATTGGTTTATCATCTTTTACGATCACAACAGGTTGATCACCTCCTGGTCCGTTATAATTTGGTGTATCTGGCTTTGGATATTCTACAGATTCTACTTTCTTACGCATTGCTGCCAGTGAGACATCTATATCTTTTCCCATTTTGCTTGTTGCTTCTGGCATGTACTTAGTGAACGCTGCTGCCAGTCCTAAAGGAAGATATTTACCAATCTTATCTCTCACTACTCTGGATGGAGATTTGATCTTTAATTTCTTCTTCATACTTTTAATCAGCTGATCGCACATAGAATTTACAGCTTTGGTCATTCCCTTCGTCTGGGATTTCATTCCTGAAATGAATCCCTTCATAGAATTTTGACCAATCTGATTCAACTGCTGCTTTAAGCTGTTTAGCTTCTCTGTGAGTGCTGTCTTATATTCTTTTCCAAGATTGTTTATATCGTCCTTAAAGAACGATTTTCCAAACGTATCAGATCCATTGTAAATCTCATTCCATTTACTTATGTATTCCTTAAAGTCTTTTGTGCTTAAAGACTGCAAGTATTCCATATAGTCGTTCGCATTTGCTACATCCATACCAAGAATCTGTTCCATTAGAGAATCTGGGATTTTATTCTTTAATGCTTTTATCCTGTTCTGGTAATTCTTTATTGCTTCCAGGTTCCCATCCAGATCGTACAATGATCCTGTGCTTCTTAGCTTAGAAATCATGTCACTGCGTTTCTGGATCAGATCGTCATATTTTTCCTGATACTCTTTGGACAATTCTTCAATCTGCTTTTCTGCCTGTGATATGATCTTCTCGCCCTGCTGCTTTAATGCATCGCTATATGCAGTGATCATTGCTTTCCCTAGATTTGTATAAGAATCTGTGATCGCTTTTTTCTTCTTTTTAACCTGGGCAAGCTGTTTTTCTAATGCTTTTGTACTTTTCTTATCTTTCTTGGCTTTTTTAATCTGCTTATTTAAGCTCTTGATCTGCTTATCGTATTTTGCTGTTTCTTTATTCTTTCCAGATTTAATCTCTTTATTAATCAAATTCTTTCCGGATGTTGTTGCTTTTGAAACTTGCGTATCGATCGCAGATTCTAATCCATCTTTAAATGTTTTACCGATATCTTCAAAGTTTCCTTTTGCAGATGCTCTCTTGGCAGATGATACAGCTGAATCACAGAGCTTTTCCATTGTCTTCTTAAGGTTCTTCTGCTCTGCGTTAACTCCTGATATGATACCAGTTACAATGTGCTTACCTACCTGTTTCTTGAACACACGTGATGGAGATTTTATTCCTAATGCTTTCTTAGCTGCACTTAAAGCACTACTTGCAAGTCCCTGCATTTTGCTTACCAGAGATCCAGCCATTGAACCAATACCGCCAATAATACCTTTTACGATGTTTGATCCAACGCTTCCCCAGTTAATGCCTTTAAATGCACTTACGGCTTTTGTTCCCAGACTCTTAGCAGCACTTCCCATTCTGCCTAATAAGCTAAGTAGTCCAGATATAAGTTTTGATATAACAGTCTTTCCTAAGCTAAGCCAATTTACATTAGATATTGTTGTAAAAATCTTCTGTCCGATTGATCGTGCAACAATTCCTGCACTTCCACCCATTCCTCTAATTCCAGAAACTAACTTCTGAATCAGCATTTTGCCAAGGTTTACCCAATCGGTTTTTACCAACTGATTCCAGATAAACTTAACTATGTTCTGTGCGGCTGCTATTACACTGCCACCTGAACTTTTTAAGCCACTTGCCAACGTTTTTATGATATTAGCTCCTGCACTAAGCAAGTTAATATGCATAAATACGTTGTAAATAGCAAGTACAATCTGCGGTAAAGCAGCAATCAACTGCGGAATGGCCTGAACAATTCCAATCACAAGATTCGCAATGATTTTTACACCAGCGGCGATTAATTGTAGCAATCCTGTGTCTATTGCGGCACAAAATGAATTGATGATCTGTGGCACGTACTCTATCAATAAAGGAATTGAATTAATTAATCCTTGAGCTAATGCAGTTACCATCTGGATTCCAACAGTGATCAGCTGGGGTAATGCAGAAATCAATCCAAGGGCAAATTGTGCTAAAGTCTCAATTGCCTTAGGTATAAGTTCTGGTGCTGCTTGTGAAATTGCATTTCCTATCTGTGTTATGATCTGCACTCCATAACTGATAATCTGTGGTAATGCCTGCATGATTCCAGATCCAAGTGCAAGTATTGCCGTTCCTGCTGCCATAATAAGTTGAGGTGATGCAGAACTTATTGAACTTGCCAATGACATAATAACTTGACCACATACAGATAAGAAATCAGGTATCCCTTCTGTTATACCTAAAAGAATGTTAGTGATCATTTCGGATCCAATCTGAACTCCCTGTTGCATCTCGCTTTGCATATCATCCCATAAAGTACTAAAAAGTTCTGGAATTGTAGATGCTAAACGTGGAATGATCTCCCCAAGATTCTTTCCGATATTCTCCATCATAATCGCTATGGAGTCTGCAAGTTCTTCTGCTGATCCTGAACCATTTAAGAAGTTATCATATGCAGCCTTTGCACTGTTCATTGATCCCTCAATTGTTGTTGCTGCTTCCTTAGATGTCGTTCCTGTAATATCTAAGTCTTTTTGAATGACATGAATCGCATTATATACATCTGCAAGATTGCTGATATCGTACTTAACACCTGATATCTTTGATGCATCCGCAAGCAGTCTTTCCATTTCTGTCTTGGTTCCGCCATATCCAAGCTTTAAGTTATCTAACATTGTATAGTTCTGCTTTGCAAATCCCTGATAAGCATTTTGGATGTCTACCATGCTAGTTCCCATCTTATTCGCATTATCAGACATATCTATCATAGCCATATCGGCTACTTTTGCCGCTTTATCAGTATCCTTTGAACAACTCTGTAATAACGATGCAGAAAAGCTTGTTACATTCTGCATATACTCATTTGCGGACATTCCAGCAGTCTTATAAGCTTTGTTTGCATTTGCTATAACTGTTTTAGAGCTTTTCTTAAATAATGTTTCAACACCACCAACATTCTGTTCTAATTTTGACACAGAATCTAATGATTGCTTCGTCATAGCACCTAAAGCAGCACCTACACCAGCAACTGCTCCGGCTGTTATAGCAAGACCTTTTTTTGCAGCACTGCTTATCTTAGACACTCCGGCATTAAATCCGGATTCATCAATTTTCGTATCAAATTTTAAAGAGCCATCGTAACCCATGTATATTCTCCTTTCGAATATGCACGGCTCAATGGCTCACTTATGCACTAATTTTTAATTTTTATTTCTACCTCGTTCCCACATTTCTTACACTTCAAGAACACATTATTGCTTTGAGCTGTGTTGTCATAGATCAGTAAGTGTGCACCGCAATGTGGGCATGAGTACCATTTTCTTTCAAATGGGATCTCTTTTATCTTCATAATCATTAAAACATCATATTTCCAAAAGCATCTCCGATCTCCTCACTTGTGACCTCATAGTCAATGATCGCTATCTGCTTTTGAATCTTCCTGATCCTTTCTCTTTCTTCTTTATCTTTTATCTGGTTAAGATCAATACTTCTATAACCCATTCTTTTCTTTAGCTCACATTCCTCATTCATGCCATCGATCAGCATCTGGAACTTCCACCAGTGCATATATGGTATTTCTGTCAGATCTATACCATAACACTCCAAAAATCCGGATATGATATATGGTGCATCCTGATTGTATGAGATCACTTGGTTGTGTTTCGTATCATCTTCTTCGTTATTATCTTCTTCCTCTGATACTTTCATTTCCTTGTAATTTATTACAAAATCCGTCAGTGCCTGCAAACATTTTTCAAAGTCAGGACCGGGATCATCAAGAAACCAACATGCAAGCAATTGCTTCTTCTCTGCTTCCTCAACCTCTTCATCCTTCAGTAGATCCATTAGTTTTATATACTCACGAAAATCTGTTACAATTCTGACCTTCTTTTCATTTACAATCACATAATCAGGAAACGGCTCGTATAAGGGATTCATCGGTTTTTACCACCGTTATATGTGTTAAAATTCTTTTTCCTTTTCTTCCTTCTCTGCTCCCTGTTCTGATCTCTGTTTGGCATATATTTACCGCTTAACTGTAACCTTCTTGCATTTGCTTTTTTAACTGTTACCTGCATAAATCCAAGGAATGAATCCCAAACTTCATCGCAGTTTCTCATATTTTTCTTTCCTTTAAAGATTTTTTCTCCTGTACCTTCTCCGAAAATACGATCAAATGCATTGTAATAAATCTCGCAGTATCTCTTGATAAATTCTGGCATTTTTCCTGTCTTATCAATATTTCTTCCATCTTCATCCATCTGTTCAAATGCTTTCATCGTTTTTTCAAACACGTCTGCATCTTCCAGATCTAATTCTAATTCAAGACCGTTGATCTTCCAAATTCTTTCGTTCTTATTCTGGCTCATGGCTCAATCTCCTTTTTATTTTCAATATCTTCTTCTGCTGCCTGTTCAATGTCGACAGCTACATTAGGGTGTAGCTGTCTCGCTGAATGTGCAAGTCTTTCCGTCTGCGGATACTTTCGCATATCCCTTTACGATATCAGTCTTCACAGAAAAGCTTCCTGAATACTGTAATGCATCCGTTCCATCTCCAGAAGAATCTGGAAGAATTGAATATGTTCTCTTTCGTGCTACAAACTCATCATCTTTCGTTGTTTCTCCCTTATCGAATAAATCAACTACAACGATATCTCTCATTTCTCCGGTCAGTTCATCATCCTGAACTTTTGCAAGATCTTTAAGAACTGCGTCATTTTTATGATGATCGAATCCATATTCTAAAGTTGTTCCATATCCTGTTACGTCAGAATCCTGACTGTCTTTGTCCACGTACTGTCTTTCGTATGTGATCGGGTTCTTTCCATCTGTTAACGTTGTAAAGTGTTCCATTCTGTTGTACGTTGTAACTTCACCATCACTAACTGGAACACCATAGAACGCAACCCTCTGGCTACGTCTTACTAATTTAGCCTTTTCCATTTGTCTTATACCTCCTGTATATAAAGAAGGCGGCATTCTATACGATACTGGGCATGTTCACCCTCTGCATCATACAGATAGCCGCTGTTTAGTGTTTGTAATTCATATGGATGCTGTTTCTCATTTTTGAGTTCCGGCATCTCTCCTTTATCTGTCTGCTGTTCCATCCATTCTTCAAATGCCTGATAGAATCCGCTGTTTTCAATATTGATCCTTGCATCTTCGTCATACTGCTCCTTGCTGGTGAAAGCAAATTGAAACTGTTTCTTTTTGCCACCATCAACGTATTTTTGCAGTACCGGATCGCACGGAAGCGGATCGACAGAATAGCTCATATCTTCCGACAAGTGATCCACGTTTACTCTGTAGTTATCCAGGAACGGACAGGTTAATATGAACGATCGGATAGAATCAATAATATTAGCTTCCTGCATATTTTTGTGCTCCTTTCAGAATACTGTCTCTATGCCTGTTCTTCATACGTTCGAACCAACGTGACTTTTCTTTATGCTCGTAATACTGCCTGCGTGCATATGGCGTGATCTGGTTGATCTCTCCTGATCCGATCACTGTTCCCAGTGTCGCAGACTTGATCAAAGCTCCTGACAGCCTTGGTGTCTCCGGATTCATCCTTCTGATACATTCTGAATCGACAAACTCTTGGGCTTTTCCAAAGCTCGCACTCTTTTGTCCAGAAAATCCATGATTCCATTCCATCTTAGCTGTCACGGATCCGTTTGCTGTTTTTACTGTGTAAATACTGCCTCTTGGTGTTTTGATCACAATATTTCTTTTTTGTGCCATTTACACACCACCTACCTTTATGTGTTGATTAGCTCCATATGTGTTGTAATTTGCAGATGTGACTTTACAGCATTCTGTTCCTTTTAGGTCCTTAGCTGTTGTTATATCAATATCACAGATTCCTTTTACAAGATAATCATCTTTTTTTATGCTGATCGTAGTATCTGGTATTCTGATTACAAAAGTATCTGCTCTTTTCAATCCTTCAGATGTAATTGCAGAAGATTCTGCTTCATGCCACCATGCATCCTTGACATATGTTCTTTTCCAGATATCTAATCTTTTTTCACTGTCATGCTGACGGCTATAGACTGTTACAGCGCTGTTTGTTACCATCACAACACCTCACTTTTCTTGACAGCCATCCTGTTGGCAATAAATACATTTTTACTGCTTCATATGCTTTTTTCTGTATCAATTCCTCTAATGTCTGACCGTCGGTCTGTTCGTTCACATAGGTAACGCTATAACCATCAGTTGATTCAGATTTAATTTGCATACCATTATTAGATTCCTGCTTCTTTCTGTAAGATGCATATACCTCTGCACCTGCACATACGGCATCTCTTATCATATCAAGATCTGATGCAAAGATATCTCCACGGATGTAGGTCAGATTACGAATATACGTTTCCGACCATCGCTCCGCTTTGATAAATTCTTCTTCCGGAAGTGATCCAGCATACTGATCTTTATAATACAAATATGTTACATACATAGATCACACCTTCTTTCTTTTATTCTCCTACTTTAAGGATTGAGAATGGACATCTCTTTGTTTTATCAGTCTTCAGAGCGTTGATTGGATTTGGAATTTCCCATCCTAATCTCATAACTGCACGAAGCGCTACCATGTCATTCTGCATTAAGTTATATGCGATCGTTCCATCTGTATTCTGCACAACACCTTCTGTGAACAGTTTAAACGTGATATCCTGACGAATTGAATAAACCAGCTGACTAAAATCTCCAGAGATCATTAATGCCTTCGATTTATCAAAAGCTCCATTGTTTGGGAAATTCATCGGAGATCCGTCTAAACTATAAGATGTTGCTCCCTGCATATCTGATTTAAAAATCGGATTTCCATCTGCATCTTTTAACCCTCTTAATTTTGCTCTCATAGAGATATCCGCCATATGGCCGTTTACAAAATATCCACTGTCTTCAACTTTGGCGATCACACCTTCTTCTGCCATGATCTTATCATACAGATTGTCGCTTGCTCCAAGTGTTACAACAGATTGCGCTTTTGTTGCTGTTGTAACTACTCCATCTCTCGATGTCGATGGCTTGTCCACATCGAACAAGATCGCACCATCAATTACTTTACCGAAAGCTTCTGTAACTCTTGGCTTAACTTCTGCCCAGATATCATACTCTGCATCATCTAATACAGCTTCTGGAATAGGCACAATCACCGCAATTTCTTCTGCTGTGATAAATTTCTTATCCCATGCCTGTTTAGTAGTTTTCTTCTGCCCGGTATCACCATTTACAAAATAAGCAATTGGTAACATATCCAGTACTGGCATTTTGTACTGCCTACTTGTCATATTAGCTAATTTGCGCCCTCTTGAAAGCACTGCTGACTGTGTGATCGTTCCCTGAATAATCTCATTCGCTTCCTGCGTTGGAATCAAAGACTCTGCTCCACTGCGATCAATCACATTTGCATCTATATCGAATAATCTTAAGTTCATTCGTTTCTTAAACATTTCATAATACCTCCATTATCTTCTTGCTGCAGATCGAATTGCATCATTGATCGTAGCATTTACATTTTCCACGGATCCGTTCGATGCATTTCCTGTTGATGTTGAAACTCGATACCCTGATCCTGATGTGAATCTTGGATTCTCTTTCAAATACTTATCTGCTGCCTTTTCAAAACTTGTTTTTTCATCTGTCATTTTAGAAACTTTGTATAACACATAGTCAAGATCATCTGTTTTTACTCCTTTTGAAGCTAAAAACTTCTCATTTTTCATCTGCTGCACTTCGTTCCTTGCATCTGCAAGATCCTGCTGCATTTGAGTTACATTGGGCTGATTCTTTTTCTGCTGTGCTTTATAATCAGCAATTGCTTGTGTAACCTGATCCTCTGACATACCTTGCTGCTGAAAATATGATTTTAAAGCCGATCTTTCTGCACGCTCCGCTCTCGCTTGTGCAATCTCTTCTGCCTGTGCATAACTAAATGTTGCCTGATTCCCTGTTTCTCCGGCGTTTCTCTGGTTACCGTTACCGTTCCCGGCATTATTTTCACCCTGTCCATTAGAGCCAGCTCCTGTGCCGTCCTCAAAGAGCTGTAAATACATTCTTTTTCTCATGTTTTCCCTCCATATATGAGTGTTATTACCAATGCTTTTTATGTCTTCATGTTTTGGACATAATAAAAACACCCTTTCGGATGCTTAAATAAATTGTATACAGTTGTATTCTCGATTGATATCAGAAAGTCCCAAGAACCACGAATCTACTAATAACTTTCCTTTATCAGATAATTCTTGCCATTTGATCATTGTAAGACCACTTTGTGCTTCTGATTCAATCTTATCATTTGTTAGATCTTTCAGTGAATTAATCAAATTACATGTCAATGCTGATATAGCTGTACATGCTCTATCAATTCCATCATTCTCTTTTCTACAAGCATGACCTTTCATTTCTATCCCATCTTGTCTTATGCTTATAGTTATCACAACATCACTTCCTTTTCTGTCCGGTCGTTCCCTGCCGGTGGGAGATTTATTGGATCACCTCCTAATGAATAATGTAATAGGTTACTGTGCTTACAATCATTGTCCTTTCTCCTTTCTTAAAAATGGGTATAAAAATACCACTAGCCATAAAAATAACTAGCGGTATTAATACCAAGCGACAAGATCTTCTTCTTGAAATTTATTATTTGTCAAATATTCTTCGATTCTTCTAAATGCATGGGCCGGATAATTACTTCCGTATTCAGGCAAAAGCTTTTCAATGCTTCGTTCTCTTGATATTCTATCTACAGCAATGATTCCATATTCCTTTGAACTTTCCGGATAGTATTTATATTTTACTGATATTTCTGTGATTTCCAACAACTCAAGTCTCAACATTTCTTCCACCTCCTATAAATTATTTTCTTTCAAAAATTTATTTAACGCCTTTTGATAATTGTACTTTCTTTCTGTAATTTCATGAGCTTCATCATATTTCAAATGTAATTTTTTCATTAATTCATACTCTAAACGTTCATGCTTTAGCATTATCAGGTCGTGTTTCTGAATATTTTTTCCCTCTCTCAATCTTCTAAATGATTCAGCCATATAATAATCCGGGTCAAATCTCCTTTTCCCACCACTTAATTCATATTCATTTATAAAAACATGATCATATATCTTACTTATGCTCTTTTTAGAAATTCCGGTATTTTTTGAAATGCGATCAACAATAGTGCCTTTTTGGCTATTGCGCATTGATTCATAATATCTGTTAGCATGCGCATCTCTTCTGGTATATAATGGGTCATTTTTATCTGTAAGAGCCCCATTTATCGCTCCTGATTTTATTATATCATTCCCTGTGCTCTTTGCAATAAATTTTCTAAAATCAGGTGCTACTCTTCCTCTCATATCTAGATAAATACGCTCTCGTTCTTGTCTAAGTCCCATTTTTTTCGAAAATCTCGCATATTCATTTAATTGTCCTTGATATTTCATCTTATGTGCCAGAATCTCATCTTGATCAGCTTTCCCTTTTTGAAGTGCTCTTACCTTCTCACGTTGAGCTCTCATAGCTGTCTCCATTTGTCTTTGCCGCTGTTTTGCTTCATAAACCGTGTATTCTTTTCCTTGAAATTCTTTCGGCTTATTCTCTTCCTGATTTTTCTCTTCCAACCACTGATTAGTCCAGTTGCGTTCTGATATTCCTGGAAAAAACGGATAATACTCATGGTAGCAATTCACACCTAGCAGCCCTGTAACTGTTCCGAGTCCACAAACTGATACAAGTTGTTCTTTTGTCCAGACCTTTCCCTGCCATACTGCATGTGTAGGACGTGCTCCTGCGTGCCATGCAACCTCAAAATATTCTGTTCCTAGCTTTTTTGCATTATAATCTGTAATCTTTCCTGTAATCTGACTCAGCCCTGTCATAACTGCACGTCTTGCTGCAACATCTATTCTATTATGCCAACCTGATGCATAGTCTATTGTTCTTAATCCGCTGTTAGTCAATTGTGTTACGGTTCTTCTCAAAACACTGTTATAATCAAACGCTCCAGAAACAATATCGAAACATGCACGATCAAGATGTTCCGTATATACCTGTGATAACGGAGTTATAGTCTTTTTTCCATTGATATCTAAATAAAATCCAAGCGATCTAGTTACGTTTTCAAGATCTTCTAATGACTGCTGCGCTATCCCATTAATCACTTGATTTAGATGCTTATTTTTTTCATACGGTATGTACTCTGCATTTATCTGTTCATACAAATCTTTGTTTCGGACATATTCCCAGTTGATCACTTTGTCATATAGTTCAAACATTTCCGGATAGCTTTTATTCAATGCTGATTTCAACATCTTTTCAATGTCCTCTGATGAATATCCTATGATCTTCAATCTATTGATCTGCCAATCTGCGGTACTTGTAATCTCTCCAGTTTTTACAATTCTCCTGACAATATCCTGAATAATCCTTTCCTCAAGTTCAACATAATTGGCCGCGATCTTGTTTGCCATTCGGTTTTTATATTCATTTTTCATTTTACTCCATCACCTGATTTTGCTCTGGAAGATTGTTTTTTGCCTGATCGATTGTTTCACCATACCATTTTGCTCTATATTCCTCTGGCCGCATGATTCCAGCACTCACATCCTGCATATCTTGTTTACGCTCAGTTTCCTTATCTTCAATAATCGAATCGTCAAAATCAATCGTAATATCAGAATCTGGATTCAACCGTTCTCCAATTACAATACCCAGCCTAATAATAATCTTGATTAATTCTTTTAATACATCTTCTAAAATAATCTCATGCTTTTTAATCATTCGATACATATCGGAGTTTTCAGATATGATCTCAGTTGCTGTTTTTACTCCAGATGAATCAAACTTATATCTTTTAGGTCCAAACCCACATTTTAACGACAAATAATTTAAATCATCGTTAATAGCTTTGCTGTGTTCTTCTGTCCTAAGATTCATATCAACATCTTTGATCAGTCCTTCTTGACTCTTATCATAATCTTCTGGCAAACTGTAAAATATTCCATCATCCGGATCAAAAGCTGGTGTTCCATCAATGTTATATAACAATTCTGGAGCAACAAATATTCTTTTTCTACCAAGTAAAAACTCGTTATAATAAGAATCATATTCTGTATCTAATTTTTTCAATACGTCAATTGCATTTGCAAATATAGCAATTCCCATCGGATTGTTCGCACCTGCATTATTTGTTATGTTTAGGCGATCAATTACAAATTGCGGTTCTAAACTTCCTGTGTTTGTTCTTTTGGCAAGATTCTTAAACGGTTTTAATTGTCTCCATTCTTCTTCCTTTAGTTCTGTACCTTCCTGGCTTCCACTCATACTCTTTAAAACCGTATTTTCTATCACATATTCATCATTCCGAATCAAATGCGACTGTATCTGGATGTATTTTTTTCGATTGACCGTATGTGGAAAAGTAAAAATACACTCCTGAACCTTTCCGTTATTCCAACTTACTGGAAATATATTGGGGCCATCAACATAATTGATTTTTATGATTCCTGATCGAATGACTCCATCTTCTGTCACATCTGCCGAATCAAGATAAGGGATATACGCCACTGTACCAGTATATGCTTTACGCTCCTGGTAATCGTTGCCTTGAACCATAAATTGATTTTTCTTTAAAATTTTGTGTACATAATTATTTGTATATTCGTCATCTAAAGTAATCGTTACCCTTTCATTTAGTAACAGATCTGCAATGTCTTCTGAAAGCTTTTTTGCCATACCCATACTTTTGCGTTCACATCTTTTGTATGTTCCGCGTCCTGTATAAATCTTATAAAAAGAAAAGTTTCGGACATTACCTTCATACCAGCTAACCCATTCTTGAATCTTCCGATAAAACGATGTATCGATCGTATCAATTCCTTTTCTTTTGAAATAATTAAATATATTCAATGCTCTGTTCCTCCTCTCCTGGATCTCTTGGAAGCCAGTATTTTATTTTATCCCATGCTCCCATAACGGCATAGCGGATTGCATCCATGCAATGATCTGAAAGTTTTACTGGAACTTCTTTTCCTTTTTCGATTGATTTTTTATCATATTCATAAGTGCCAAATTCCTCATCTGCATATTTCTGATCTGGTGAAATGCTTAATACATCAAAGATCAACGATTTTTGTACTCTGCTGATTCCAAGTGCAACATCATTTTCTGCATCTCTCATCAATACTGAATACTGCAAATTCCTAGTTGCTCTTCGGATTTCTTCTGCTAAGCCTTTTGCAGATGGGTCCAAAAAAATATAGAATACTCTGTTTTCATATTCTTCATGCAATTCATCCAAAAGCTCAACAAGATCTTTTGCGTATTCGGATGGACTCTTTTGATATCCACTATCTCTACCACTGTGATAGTATTCTGCTAAACCAGGAAACTTCCTTTGGTATGTATCTAATCCAAATGCCTGAAATGTCGTTGCGTTTTGCTGCCCATAGTCCCCACCAATATAAATACGATCATATTTCCTGTCTTTATCTGGTCGCGATCGATGGCGGTTTCCATACATATAATAAATAAGTTCATCTACACCAACAGATTCTCCTAACCATACCCATCGGTACATTTTAGGATCAGACTCTTCCATTTCTTTTGCACTGTCTACCAGATCTTGTCCTAGCCATTCTATCGGAACGTCTCTGTAATCTGTATGGATATGTATACAATCTTTTCTCTTCTCCATCTTTTTGCACCATTTATTTATCGCTGCATTTGGATTTTTGGGAGGATTATAAAGATAGATCATTTGGAATCCACCAGTATTTCCACGAACAAAAGTAGCTTCGATATTGCTAAGTTCATCTTCTCCTTCTCCATCGTCAAAGAACTCTGTTAACTCATCAAGAATAACTAACTTGATTGGCTGATCTTCGTCAATAATACCTTTTGTATCATCAATTCCGTCAGAACCTGCAAAGTAAATTGTTGTTCCATACTTTTTGTATGTTATTTCCATTGGAGATTTCGTAATCGCAAACTTCTTTTTTGGAATCTGTAATCGATTAATGCCTCGAAGCATTTCCTTGTATACTGTCTTACGCAATTTATTATGATGCTTTCGGAGCACTACAACTGATCCATGTTTATCTGATACAATTTGATAATCTGCTTTAATTGCTGCATAACTTGATTTTGTACCAGCACGACCAGATGTAAGAATGATATGTTTAATTGTCTTGTTGTTGAATATCGGAAGGTATTTCGGTATCACTATATCCGATATCTTTAGGTGCGTCGTTGACAATTACAACACCATCCTCTCCATCATCATTGTCATTATTTCTGATCTGTTCTGTCTTAGCTCTGATCTGCTCAATCTTCGCTTTCTGTTCAGCTGTAGCAATATCCATATGGTCTGCAAGCCATTGCAAAGCTTTCATCTTATCAACCAGCTTAATGCTCGCTCCGTCTTTTCCTTGCTTCACTTCCGTGATCAGCGTTCCATCAACATCTTCAGATTGTTTGAATTTCACAGTATTGACTTCTTTTTCGAGAACTTCTTTTTCTCCAGTTTCTTTGTTTTCTACCATTACTGGACCAAAAGCACCCATAACTTGAATATTTTCTCGCCCAAACGATACATAATCTGTTACATCCGCAAATGCAATATCCATAAACTTTTGAAAGATATCTTCCTGCTTTAGTAATTCTCTGTTCATATGATTCTGCTTTAGCTGTTCAATCTCTTTTCTGATCACTTGATTCTTCATAAGCCTGCTTCCTAATACGGCAGCAGATGCATAAGTACATCCTGGATAAGCTTTCATGTAAGCTTTCGTGTAATTAAACATCCTAGATTGATACAAACAAAAAAGCTGCTGCTGATCGGTAAGTTCATCGTTAATTACAACTTGACTTACATCCTCTGCAACGGCTTCTTTTTTGTGTGCACCCTTTTTATTTTGTGTGCACCCCTTTTGGATGCATTCTGTCTTTTTGTTCCTCGACCATGCGTATCGTTTCTTCCACGATTTCACAGTATTTATCGAAACTTCATACTTGGCAGCAATGTCTTTATACTTCATTCCGGCCACATAATCGGATTCTGCCAATATGTAGTTTTTTTCTTCATTCAAACATTACCACCTTCTTTCTTATTTCTTAAATGGACCTCCAGGGACTCGAACCCCGGACCGATCGGTTATGAGCCGACTACTCTGACCTACTGAGCTAGAGGTCCTTAGTTAAAACATTGTTTTAATTCTTTCATCTGATCATCTATATATGCTTCAATTGTTGTAAATCCTTTTCTATGTTCAAATCCTTTTCTTCTCAATTCTGCTCTTACTGTCATTAATTCTTCTTTTACTCCTTCCAGTGCTAAAATAGCTCCAATCTTCATATCCTCATTCATGTTCTTCTCCTTTCTTGATCGTCTAATTTTTTAGATAATAGGCATAAAAAAACTCGGGGTCCGAAGATCACCCGAGTTCATTCATTAAGTAAAAAGAAGAGGACTAATTATGAAGTATCGCTTCATCTAATCGCTCTAGCCTATATATTAGCCTTTTTTTTGCGAACGTGACCGAACATTTTCTAATTTTCTTGAAAAAATCTTGTATTTCTCATTCTGCAGCTGTCTTCTGTATAAGCTACTCGCCTTTTAGGGTGTAACTGATTCATCTTATGTGCTACCTGCAGCCACGTCATGCCGTCAATGTAATAAAATCTAAACATCATTCTTAGTTCACTCTTCTCAATGCTATTTATATATTCTTCCGCTTGATTCATGAGTTCCAGAAGTTCATTTTCTTTTTCGATCAACATAGCTTTTCGCTTATTAAGCAGCAGCTTCTTTCTGCTAAGTTCTGGTACTGGCATACCCTCAACAACAAAGTGCTGTATTCCACCCATGCCACCGCTTACTGTGTCTTTTACGGTTCCTTCTTCCTCAATCCTGCTGATCTGCTTCTCTGTTTGCAAGATTCTTTTTCTTATATCTTTTACTTCTTCAATCATGTCTGTGTATTGGATCAGTACGTTCTTGCCCACGTTCTCCCCTCCTGTTACGATTTATTATCTGCTGCCTTATCCGATCTGTCATCTCCTGGTACTCCTGTTTGTATTGCGCCCGATCGGCACAAATGCCCATGCAGATTATCTCTGCACAGGCTTTGCATGGATCTACCATATCTTTCTTCCACCTTTTTGCTTCATCAGGTTTCTTTTGTAAAACTTCCCTTTGGTTGTCGAATAGTATTTGTCTTTATCTTCTTTTTTCTTTTGCCTTATTGCCTGCATACTCAACTTCCATGCAGTAAATTCAGTGCATTTCTTTCTACATGCAACTCTCTTCTCTCCATCTGCTTTATGATCACAGTTTACGCATGGACAATCTTGATATCCCATTTATGTATCACTCCTTATAATTTTTCAGTGGGCATAAAACGCATGCTCCTGCACTTGTTTTGTCAAAATGTGGTGTCATTTTCGCATACACGCAATAACCGTCGCACATTTCTTGTTTTACTTTTTTCAGGTCGTCGTTTACTGTTATTACTCCTGTCAGCTTATCAGTAATTGATACTTCCCTTGTCATAACTCATCCCTCTCTTTCGCTGCAGCACAGAGTGACATCACTGCCACTCCTGCTACTGCTCCGATAAATAATCCGCTTAAAAATCCAACGATCATAAATTATCCCTCCATCATATTTTCAAATCTGTATTTTTGTTTTGCATCTGGATATTTTTCATGATCCACTTCGCTCATGAACATCTCTAATGGCCTAGCATACATTCTCTGCATCTCTCTTATATCTGAATATATTACAAATAATTCATTTGTTTCTGTATGACGAGCCACTGTAATAACAACGTACAAACTTCCTTTAAAGTGTTTGTATACTTCATATGCTTTCGGCATGTGTCGTCCATTTAGCATTTTCTCTATTGTCTTTCCCATATTCTTAACGCTCCTTTATTCCAAATGGAATGTTACATTCTGCATGATTGATCCCAGTATCAAAAATTTAATAGCTTGATAGCAATCTTTTTTTCGGTCGGAATAAAAATAAATTCCATAACATACGATTGTTAGTGTTAAACTTAATACTTTTACAGCATCTTTTGTTGTTATCATTTCTTACTGCCCCCCCCACATCGTAAATCTCGCATGATACTACTTCGTTTCCTGTTCCGTTATCTGTAACCTCAACATCCACGTCATATCCGGAACCCACCAGAGCATCGATGATGATACTCTGGATGGATTTTTCTTTTGTGTGGATGTAGGCTTTTCCTAATCTTTGTCTTACTTTGCCCATTATTTTTCCTCTTTTATTTGTTTTTCCATTTTTCAATCATTTCTTTGTGTCCTTCTTCTGCCTTTTCTGCATTATCATACATATCAACGTCTAAATCCGACCAATCAATAATATTTCCGTTTTTATCGCATTTGAATACCATCGTCTCGAATCCATGATCAAATGTATAACATGTATCAATAGCAACATATCCATGGTTTCTTGTATTTACAACATTTCTTAGCTTCATCATCTCATTTTCTCCTTAACTTTCTTTAACAATTTCTTTCTCACACCAGACGCATCCCTTATCACACTTGATCCGAACCTTTAGCTTCTGCTGCTTGTCTGGACATAACTTCATTTTTCCGATCGGTTTACCTGTGATCTCACAGATGTATCCTTTAAATTCTTTCTTATTTACCATACTGCCACCGCCTCATGTAAATGTTCTCTTAATACATCTGCTGCCTCGTGTTGATTCTCATGCTCCAATAACTTGATCACATTCGGTAACACTCTTCGCCCTTTATCGATCACTTCCTGGTTTGATACAATCATTTCTGCATTCATGTCGATGTTATAACGTTTCTTTAAATCTAATGCCATGTCTTCAAATGTTACAAAATGTTCTGCGTACTGATCCAGAGATACCAGGCACATGGATTTATGATCATATGCTTCTTTGAATCTTCGAAGTCTCTTTTCTCCAAAGCCTTCGCTATCTGCCAGTGCTGATAATGCTGTTGTCATGATGTTTCCATAGAATGTTGTTGCTAGGATTTCAAAAGCTTTATCTAATCTGTCGTTGTCGATCAGAAGTCCAACTCTCAATGCTCCTCGCATCTGAAGCTCTTTTCTTAATCCATCAATTCCCTTTTTTTCTGCAATGCCTAACGCATATGCCATTCCTGCCATTCTTGCTTCCTGCTCTTTATCTAATTTTCCCATCGTTATTTCCTCTTACTCGTATGATCACAGACAACTTAATTCTTTACCTGAAACAATGAATTATCCCAATCACTGTCCTATTACTTTTTGCCTGATTGTATAATTCATTGCGATTCCTTGTTTGTGGTTTGCGGAATGATAATTGTAATACTGAATCTAGATCATGAAAATAAACAGAAACTTGAAAAAATATGTTTACATCGTATGATTTGTTAATAGTTACTTGAGAAATCTTAATCAGGTAAAGAATTAAGTTGTCTGTGATGGTACTCCTTTCTACTTTACATTACTGCCAATAACTTATTAATAAAGTACTGCTGCCCTTTACCAGTAACCATCGTTGTTCTTGTTATTCTTATACTCTCGTCTGGATTTGTGATCGTTCTTTCCTTGATTTCAAACAACCCTGCTTCCATGGATTTCTGCGTTGGCATATTTTTGCTTGATCCACCTTTGATCAGGTATCCATTATTTCTCAGGTATGCGAACAATCTATTCTGACCTGTGTGCACTCCGTTTTGCCGAAGAATCTTAGCTAACTCTCCAATCAAGATAGATGTATCGCTCGTGGACACAGCATCGGCAAACGCTTCCTTTGGTTTCATTCTCTTGTTATCTTCTAACAATGCAGCATTATTACTCTGTAGATCATTTATTATCTTTTGAGCTTCTAATACTGCTAACGCTAGCAATTCCTTTCCTTGTGGGATATGATCTGCAATGATTTGCTCCATCGTGTGAAATCTATCAATATACTTTGCTGTAAACTCTGTCCCTTTTACACCTGTAAGCTTGTGAGCAATAAATTCGCATCCTTTCTTTGTGATCTGGTAACATGGTCGAGTTCGATTGTTATTATCTACATATGTTGATTCATTGAAAAATTCGTCGTGTCCAAGATTGGACTGTGCTAATTGATCAATGTATTCTCTTATGTCTCTCATCAGTTTGTTATGTGCTTTACCTACCATCTCAGCAACTTCAACACTACTGATTGTCTGTTCAATCCTATCCATATACTATGTCATCTCCTAACTGTTTCTTTAACAACTGCTTCTCAAGATTCTCGTAATCACAATCTTTGACTTCTCGCTGTGTAAAATTGTGTATAGTTTCTTCTTTCTTTGGTTTCGGTGTTGATTTCTTCCGTTTCTTCGATGTAGGGAAGAAACTCTTATATCCTCCACCAAATGCTTTTCTTACAATGCCCAACTTATCAGAATCGTTCTCAGCCAGAGAATCAAGTTCTTCTTTCAAGGCATTGATCTGTTCTGCAGATAATGTTGGTCCAGTATGATTCCTCATATCAAGATAAAGACAGAACTCTCTGTTCAGATCTGGATTGCTATAATAATATTTACTTTCCTTTACTTTACTTTCCTTTAGGGATTCTTCTCGGGAATTATCATTATTTTTCTTGGAATTATCCGTATTATTCTCAGAATTATCTTCAAAATGGGTAACTTTAATAAAAGGTTCTGTTTCTTCTTCATTTAAAAGCCAGAACCTGTCGACTTTTATTGGATTCTTCTTAGCTCTTGTTTTTACTGCTAACTGGAATCTCTTCTGTATTCCGGCAGAAGTCAGGACAGCGTCCGACCGGAAAAGCTGTTTATCAAACATCGACCGTTCCAATAAGAATGTCAAGACTTGCTTCACCTTATCACTATTCATGTTCAGATCATCTGACACGATATAGTAAAAATCATCATCTACAATGATGTAATATCCATTTCTATATATTTCACAAAGAAGATAAATGAAAATTGTGATCCCGTCTGCTCCATATCTGGATTTTAGGATCTTTATCTTCCTATCCGAAAAGAAATCGCAATCCAAAGAAAAATAATCGATGCCTTGTTTTTTCTGTCTGGCCAAAACGATTCTCCTTTTCTTATTTGATTTCTTCTATCCCTACTTCAACTCGTGGGTCCTCTGCATAATGCTTTTCCATATGCAGCGTTACCACCTGTGTATCATCTCTGTATGCTAATTTATTCAATGCATCCAGAATGCTTTTTGCAATGTTATCAATGTCTGGTTTCTTCGTTGGAAACATAAGATCTTCCAACATCTGCTGTTTCTTTTTCTTGCTTGTACTCTTAACGATCGGATAATAAGCTATGATCGTTACTTTTAAAGGCTGTCCGTCATTAAAAATGATGTTGTTTGATTCCTGCCTGTAACAGCACTTGATCAAATTCTCGTATAACATAGTACCTTCTGGCGTATATGAGAATGTTCCACCTTTTTTACTACGGACAGTTCTCGCCCTGGCTTTTCCTTTCGGTGCACCAGGGACTGTAAATCTAACTGTCTCCATAACTGCTACCCGATGATCGTGATCACTTTTAACAGTTCTTCCGGTAAATTCTCTGTTAAATATTTCTTGATAGCATCTACTGCTTCATACTTCCAAAGTCCACCATCAGCTTCTACCAATTTAAACATTGGCTGCCCATCGGAACCTTCTCTGATTCGGAAGATAAACTTGCTTTCTGGCTGTTCTACTTCCAAAAATGTACGATATGGACGAAGTGTTACCGGATTCGGTACGATCACATCTTCTTTTCCTGCAATGCCTTTTGTGATCGTAGCTTTCTGGCTGACTCCATCATCTCCATAGTTGGCCACTGTTTTATTTTCTACATTTCCAGCAACTGAAAGAATCAGTTCTGTTTCATCACTCTGTTTAAAGGCAGTCTGCATGTTGATTACAAACGCTTCCTGATCATAGTAGTGATCGAAATCAAATCCATTTGGATTTGTATCTACGCGGAATAATTCTTCTCGATTTCTTTCCTGTGTAAGACCAGATAGTAATCTTACTCTTGTTGGAGATTCTACGTGAACGATCATAGATTCTCTTAACTCTTCGCTTTTTCCGCTGATATAATCGATCAGAGAATTAAGACTTGTAGCTGTCAATGGTTCTGCAAACTCTTCTCTGTCATATCGTGACATCGATTTATCGCAATAAGTCTTTCCTGCGATTTCTACAACGTGTGGCTCTCTTGCACTGTCTGTCAGTTCTTCAATCTTTTCGATTGCTTCTCTTAAAAATGTATTATCCATTGTTATGTATCCTCCTATGCCTGTTTTGCTTTTCTTAAATCAATCACTTTGTTGCTTGGTTCGTAGATCTCTCCAGTATCCGGATCAAAGGCTTTCTGTGGCTCTTCCTCTTCCTGATCAATCACATCATTGACACTCATCTGTCCCGGAATCTGGTTAAAAATCTCGATCGCTTCAACCTCTCCGGTACGGAGATCACGTCCCATACTCAGGGCTGTTGTAGCTCCAAGCTCTGGTGCAAGACTTAACTTCGTTTCAACTGTAGTTGATACAAAATTTCTCTCATCGTTTGGACGAAGAGAGATTGACACATTAATCTTTCTTACCTTCTGTGCATCTGTGTTGGGATCCTGAATGTTTTCAGTGACTTTTTCTAAAGCCTTATTGAGCTGTACTGAAAGCTTCCCTCCTGCAAACTCCTCTAAATTAAAATGTTTCATTGTGTTGCTCCTTTCTTTTATTTAAAGAACTGCTGTGGTTCTTCTTTTTCTGTCTCGGTTGGAATTGGCTGTGGTTCTTCTTTAGGAACCGTACTTTCCGGTAAATCTTCCTGCTGCATCATTGGAATCTTTTCATCTTCCCTTGTAGCAAAATACTGCTGTCCGTTTTCTGGTTCTACATAACCGCTTTCTTCTGCAATATACATACCACCGAAAGTTGAAGGAAAAGCTTCTCTCAATGCCTGAACCAATGCCACTTTTCTGATCATTGTTGCCGGCCTTGATTTCCACTGGCTATTCAATGTTCCATCTTTTTTTCTGCCTGCGTATTCATCAAACGCAACTTCTGCTTCATATGCATGTGCTTTATCTTTTCTCCAGACTTTCGCCCATCCACCAATAACTTCTTCTGTAGGCAGACGAAAACTTCCGGATCTATGAATAACCTCACCGTCTCGACTATCAACTACGATGATCCCTGCTTCAAATCCATCGTAAAATTCATTCTGTTCTGCTCGCTTCATATAAGCTTCTTTTCCGACTACCATTGTTGCCGGTTCGTTTCCGTACTTAATACAGTACGCTTCTTTTACCCATGGATTTAAACCACTATGCTTACACAAATTCATAAACATAATGACTTCTTCCATTGTCACACGTTCTTTATTTCCAGAAATCATATAATTTTTTATAATCTCTGGTGTTAATTCAATTTTGTGTCCGGCAACCTCATATGTTGCAACCTGTGCGTTCTGATACATGTCTGTTCTTTTCTTTGCTAAACTGTTTCCAACTGCCATCTTATAATTCCTCCTGACTTATGATTTTAAATTCTTCACATGTTTTCTTAAGAATACTGATCTTCGCATTCGCTTCATCAAAGTTGTGTTCTTTTACAACACAGCGAAATGTAATCGCTACAGTTCTTTCTTCCGTACGTTTAGGTTTTGGAACTTCTGCCGGTTCTTTTGGCGTCTCTGGTGCTTCTTTGCTTTCGCCAGCAGATGCCACTTTCTGCGCTTCTTCTTTTAACTGTTGCTGTCTCTGCTCTTCCTTCTGCTTCTGCTCTTCCTCAAATAAGGCTTTCTTCTTGGCGGTTTCTTCTAACTTCTGTTTCTTCATCATTGCAGCGTTCAGATCAAAATCTTTCAGATATTCTTCTTTCATTTCAAAAACATAAGGACTTGTATCTGCATTGATTACTTTCAGATCGCTGTCAACTTTATCTCTGATCTCTGCGATCTCTGTTGTGATAGATTTCAATGTCGTTGATACATTTAACCAAGAATCCTTATAGATTTTTTCAAATGGAACCGTGCGATCAAGATCACCGATTGTCTTTGAATAGATTCCTTTGATTTTCTCTAATTTTTCTTGCCGTGTTGCTTCTTCGTATCCTTTGATCTGGATGTCAATGTTTCCAATCGCTTGATCAACGATGCCGATCAGTTCTTTTTCCTGTTCTTCAAAAGCTGTGTATGGCTGCATGACCTGTCGTTTGATTTCTTTTCTTTTGTTCTCTAATGCGGTTACAAATTTTCGAAGATTAGCACGATCCTTTTTTGCATCCTTAATCTGATCTGCTGTATAGACCAGATTCATATAATCATTTGCTTTCTTCTGAATCTCTGTTTTTAACTCTTCATAATTCCAATCAATCTTCTGCAGAAACCCATCTTCCTGCGGATTGTATATCTTAAACTCCATATGTATCCCCTTTTAAATTTCTGGAAGAATCAAGTTCGGTTGCTGTCTTTTTAAAACTTTCTGCCAGAACTCTTCTTCCGCTTGTTTTAATATCTCAATATCTTCTTCTACATCTGATCGCTCAATATGATAATCTTTTGTCTCCAGTCTGATCTGGCCCTGCCATACTGATTTAAGTTGTGCTCTCAGTTCAACAAACTCATATTCAGTAACTAACAGATAATGCAACACCTGTATGTAATAGTTGTCCGGAATCTGATCTCTCCATTTTTCTCTCTGCATGCTTTGCAAGATATTAGTTGTCTTGATTTCTAAGATTCCTTTGCGACCATCCTGATCGGTTAGTTCTCCATCCAAGGATGCATGTGCCCATGGATACTTTTCATTCCGGATCATGTTGTCTCCGAAGTACTCAACCTTGTACTCTGGATGGTCAAGTGCGAACAGCGATCTAAGCAATGGCTCTGCATCATGCCCGTACTTCACATAGTCCTTATCCGAAATATCTGGAGCTGTTCTCTGCCCTGTCTTTTCTAAATACAGTTCTGTATTGGTTTTATATGGATTGAGTCCTAATACTGCAGATGCATCAGAACCACCGATTCCATGTCTGGCATTTAACCAGGAATCAAAGGAATCAAACTGGATCCGTTTAATTCCTGGTGCAATCAGAATTTCTTTCATAGATCAACCTTTACTTCTTCTTTAACAAACTGAAATCTACCCATTAATTCTTGTAATGCTCTTGCAATTTCTTTGTCCAATGGATTCATCTCTTTTTCTATACCATTTGCCAAAGTTCTTAAAGCTGCTACGACATATGGCGCTGTTTCCATAGAAATAGGATGTATGCTGTTTGTAACCTCAAAAGCAATATCTTTGGCTATCTCTTTTGTAATAGCAATGCTGTCATCGTCGCGGCCAAGTGCTATACATACATAAGATTTTGCTAATTTTCGTTCACATTCTAATAAAAATTCTTTTGTCATTGTTCCTTCTCGCTTTCTGTGCTATAATGCACTTGTATTAAACTATTGATATCCGCACCTTCTGGAGTTGTCGCCTCAGGGGTGCATTTTTCTTTTATTAGGTTTTTTACTCTCTGGTATGTCGCAAGTTCTATTTCTAGCAAACAAACTTCCATCAAGTTACTTGACACTTGATTACGTCTCTCGATATTTCTATTCAGAATATCAGTCCACTCATCAATTTCTTTCAGAATCAGCGTTTCATCAATCATCGATCATCTTTTTCTCCTTTCATTTCATTGTTAATTTATCCAGCATCCAGTCCATCGCTCTTTGTCCGATTTTTGTCTTAGATAAAATCAAACAAATGATCATACTGACTGTTACATATAAGCTAAACACCATTGCTGTTGCCATTTATGCTCCTTTCTCTGGTCTCCATAAGATTCCTGTGACTTCCCAGAACAGCTTTGGACTGATGTAATAGTTCGTCCTGCTCTTTCCAGTTTTTCTAAATGCGTATCCGATTGGAAGCCATCCGGCTTCAATGCCTGCCCTTATGAAACAAGCATCTTTCCCCATCTTCTCTGCCGCATATGCTATCGGTACATTTCCTTCTGGAAACTGCTCTGGTGCATTTGCATATGCTGCCAAGATTCTTAGATCTTGTCTTCTGCTCATGTCTTTCACCTACCTTTTCTTCAGATGGCTTAACTCCCTGCCCGATTGAGTGCTATTTTTAATAATTAACCAATTTTATATAGGAGTTTCAGGGTTGCGTGTATCGGACAGAGGATTAAGCCATCTGCTATTATTCTGTTGTTTTTCTTTCATATATCTCCTATACTTAATTCACAGGGCACTGGCATGTCCGAGTATTCAAGAAAGGAGAAATCCGTATGAAATACATTTTCTACATTGATCAGGAAACCGTATCTTGCGATTCAACCACCATTGAATCTTTAATTAAAGATAACTGCAATTCATATTTACAAGTAAATTCATCGCTTTGGGCTTTAGATATTGACAAAGATCGTTTCATAACTAGTTTTCTTGCTCCTGAAAAATACTATATCGATATACTCTTTGATGAATATCTAAATGATTCCAGTATCTGTTTTATGCTAGATGCGAATTCTAAACATTGTAATTATTCGTTACCGGACAGTGCTATTCAATTCATTTATGAGGACGTTGAATAACACGTCGCTTAACAGTTTTTGTCCCTAAGCTTTGCAACGCTTCCGCCATCTGAAAGAGTGCAACTACATCTTCTTCAACTAGACAATCTTTTTGGCAGAGCGTTGTAATTGCTTTTTGAATTTGATTTCTTACATAATTCAAATAATCACTAGTTATTGTGATATCTGGTTTTTTTCCCATATTATCACCTCCTGGTTATTTAGTAATCCATTTTAATTAGATTTCTTAGGTAAAAAAATATAGTCAATTGGAATACCATATAATTTACTAAGTTCTCTTCCTTGCGACATTTTCGGTTCAGAAGTCCCTTTTTCCCAGCTAACGATAGTTTGTTTTCCAACATGCATATGTTTTGCGACCTCTTCTTGTGTCATTTCTGCATTAACTCGTGCTGAAGCTAAAGAAATTTGAAATGGTACTGCTTTACCTTCATTCATCTTTGTCACGTCATCACCGCCTTTCTTTAATTTCTGTATTCATTATAAATCCATTTTAAATGGATGTCAATACTAAAATCAATTTATTTTTGACTTTTAGTTGCAAAAAATCAATTTTTATTGTACTATATTAATAACGAAGTGAGGTGATTTAATGTCAGATGAAAAGCAAAAGAAAATATTCTCTAAAAATCTATCTTTCTATTTAGAGAAATCAGGAAAAAGCCAAAAAGAGGTGGCTAAAGCTATTGGAGTTATTCCACAAACATTTAATACTTGGTGTACGGGACAATCCATTCCTAGAATGGGAAGCGTACAAGCTCTCGCTGATTATTTTGGAATTGGAAAATCTGATTTAATAGAAGAAAAATCCGATCAAGCCATTGAGCTAACTAAGAAAGATGAAAAAGATATCGCGAAACGATTAGAACAAACTCTTGATCAACTAGAATCCGATCAAGATGGACTGATGTTCTCCGGAGAACCTTTAGATGATGAAACAAGAGAATTATTAAAAGCGAGTCTCCAAAACAGTATAACCATCGCAAAAATAAATGCTAAGCAAAAATTCACACCAAAGAAATACAGAAAATAAAGGAAGTGATTCATTGGATATTCGTAAAAAAACAAACTCACTAAAGAAAAGATATGGTACGAATAATCCTTTTGACATTGCTAAGTATTTAGGAATAAAGGTTATATTTGAACCATTGGGAAGTATCAAAGGATACTACAATAAACAGCTTCGTATGAAGCAGATACATATTAACTGTGATCTATTGGATCATGATCAATTATTTACTTGTGCACATGAATTAGGTCATGCGATCATGCATCCTGATGCCAATACTCCATTTTTACGAAATCGAACAGGAATCCTAGTAAGCAAAATGGAGATTGAAGCTGATAAATTTGCTACAGAGCTATTGATTGATGATGAAATTTTTCTTGAATTTCAGGAATACACTTCTGGACAAATTGCAATGATGCTTGGATATAGTGAAGATCTGATTAAACTAAGATTAAAATAAAGGAGAAATGTATGGGGCTATTCGATAAGAAAAAATGTGATATTTGCGGTAAAGAAAAAGGATCTTTATTTACGTTTAAACTAGAAGGTGGCATTGTCTGTGATGAATGTCATGATAAATTAAGTAAGAAAAAATTCTTAAAAGGGTATTCATTAGATGATGCAAAAAAAGAACTTGAAAATATAAGTGAGGAAAAAGAAGAATTAAAAGCAGTCGTCGCAGAAAAGAAAGAAAAATTATCTAACGAACCAATTACCAGATATTGTACAAAATGTGGTCAAAAATTTTTCGGAAACTTCTGCCCTAATTGTGGAACTCCTGTAAATAATACTGCAACAAATAATGTTACTCCTGCAAGCATTCCATCCATTGCGTGCCCTAAATGTGGTAGCGATAATATATCTATTCAATTCGAAGAAGTTGGAAGTAAAACAAAGAAAAAGAAAAATAGTATTGTTCGAAGCGCTGCACGTGGCGGTGCGATCGTAGCTACTGGTGGACTTTGGGCATTAACTCCGAAGCATGATGGGAAAGAAAAAACTAAAAACAAACTTAAAAAATTCGCAGTATGTCAAAATTGTGGGAACTCATGGAAAGTAAAATAAATAATAAGTTGCGACATCGCAACACGAACTTTGAAAATATAATATACTTTTAGAAAAGGAGGTGTCCTTTGGATACGAATAAATTAATCCAAAATGCAATAAATAGTGTTTCTAAACAATTACATAACTATCAAACATCTACTGATCCAAAATTACAGAAGAAAGCTTCTATTCTCTCTTATTGGCTCGATGATTACATGCGAATGTTGAAAAAGGAAGAAACTTTTAATCCAAGAAAATTAAAGCGTTACAAACGTGGCGAAATTGTGAAGGTTCATCTTGGTTATAATATTGGAAATGAAGAGGGTGGTTTACACTACGCCATTGTTTTAACTAAAAATGATTCCAAAAATTATCCGATTATTACCATAATTCCTTTATCTTCTGTAAAAGCTAATAAACCTATACATCCTTATAATGTATTTTTAGGAGATACTATTTTTCAACAATTAAAAGGAAAGTGGGAAATTCATCATGATCTCATCGATCAGGAATTAACCTCTCAAACACAAGAAGTCGATTCCCTAAGAGAACTTATTTCTTCTAAAACCGAAGCTGAATTGTTAGAAGATCATGCAGATATTGATAAACGTATACATGAATTAAATGCTTCTATAGCACATTTATCTAAACTGTCTTCTAGACGTGATAAAATTTCAAATGAGATTTTAAAAATGAAAACAGGTAGCATTGCACTTGTCAATCAGATAACCACTATTAGTAAAATAAGAATATATAACCCTCTTCACTCTAATGACGTTTTAGGAAATGTTAAGGTTTCTAATGAAATTTTAGATGCAATAGATGACAAAATCAGAGAATTGTACATTGGAAAGTAAATAATTCTTGACACGAGGCATAGTATTATTTTATAATACTTTTGTTAAAACATTGCCCCTTTGCGGGCCCATTAAAAAGACATTGCCCCTTTGCGGGCCAAACATTAAAAAGACCTCGTAGAAATACGGGGTCTTTTACGTTATATAAATACCATTTCGGTGATTCCACCAAAATGGTCAAAACAAAAACAGCCTCATTTCTGAGACTGCTTTCATAGATTTCCATGTCGATCGTTAGATCGAAACGGTATACCTATCCTGAACAAATAGATTATACCATTTCTTTCTAACGTCTGGCAAGGCGTTATTTTTATACAAATTTTTAAGAAAGGAATGATGATCATGTTAATTAAATGTCCCGAATGTAATCTGCAGGTAAGCGATCATGCAATTGCTTGTCCTCACTGCGGATATCCTATTAATACTAAAGCTGTAAAACGGCAATACAACAAATCTACAAAAAGAAAAAGACTTCCTAATGGTTTCGGTACAATCTCCAAATTAAAAAACAAAAATCTCCGAAGACCTTTCCGTGCTCAAGTTTGTGTTGGTAAAAACTTCTATGGCAGACCGATTTATAAATCCTTAAAACCTCAATCTTCTTTTGAGACCTATAACGATGCTTATGCTGCACTAATGGAATATCATAAAAATCCTTATGATCTCGACTCTGATCTGACTGTTGAACAGCTTTATGAAAAATGGAGTGAAGAATACTTTAAAACCTTGAGCAATCCTTCTAGTGAACGAACAGTCAAGTCCGCTTGGAACTACTGCTCTTCTATTTATGGAATGCGTGCCAAAGATCTACGGGCAAGACATATTAAGGGATGCATGGAAGATGGAGCGTATATAGTCAATGGAAAAGAAAAACATCCATCTCCTACTACGAAAACAAAAATAAAATCATTATTCAATTTAATGTTGGACTATGCAGAAGAACATGAACTTGTTGATAAAAATTATGCCAGAACATTTAAATTGGCAGATGACATTCTTAAAGATGTCGCGGAAGAGAAAAAGGATCATATTGATTTTACAAACGAAGAAATGCAGAAATTATGGAATAACTTATATGATGTAGACTATGTAGATGTATTGCTGATCCAATGCTATTCTGGTTGGAGACCACAGGAGTTAGGATTATTAAAAATAAAAAACGTTGACTTAGACAATTGGTTTATTACTGGTGGAATGAAAACCGATGCTGGAAAAGATCGTATAGTTCCAGTTCATCCAAAAATTCGTAGCCTAGTGAAGTATCGTTACCAGGAAGCTCAAAAATTAGGAAGTGAATATTTGATCAACTGCACTGATACTAAAACTCATCGATCTAGTTTAAAACTTACATACGACAAGTATCGTCATAGAGTTGATAAGATTATTGAACAACTAGAATTGAATCCTGATCATCGTGCCCATGATGGCCGTATCCAATTTGCAACGATGGCTGGTGATGCCAAAATGAATGAATATGCAGTAAAACGTATCATGGGTCACAAAATAAAAGACATTACAGAGAACACTTATACAAAGCGAAAAAAAGAGTGGCTTATGGAAGAGATTTTAAAAATAAAGTAA